TCACGAATCACCGTCCCTGGGGGGAAAAGCCTGCTCGTATCGCTCGGCAAGCTGTTTATCGACCTCCACCCACTCCTGCTCCAGGAGCATGCGCATTATCTCCTGTCCGTGGCGCAAGACCCCGTCCTCCATCTGGTCCAGGGCCGTCTCGGGCCTCATTTTATCCGCATCGACAGGGGGCAAGTCAAAGCTGTGCAGCTCGGTCGCCTTGCCCGGCTGTGCATCATCTTCCACACGGCAGATCGTTACTCTCAGATGACTCATATCGGTCTCCTCGCTGGGCTCTAAGATGGTTTGATCTGCCAAATAGGATAAACATCATTCAACCCGGAGACGAGAGGGGCTCGGGTCCTTCCCAACCCTTATGCGCGCTAATCAATATTTTGCGGCAGAGCAGACATGCCAAAAACCTTCACTGGAAACCCACTCCAGTCCTATGCCCCGGTGAAGCCTGTATTTCCGGGCCATTGACTTTTCCCTTGACTTTTCAAAATGGTCAAAGTCCAGCTTACGTTGCTGTCATATATGACATGGGGGCTGTACCACAGCCCCCGGTGAGAGAGATTGTCCTAAAAGTATGCGAACCAGCAGATGAATCACCACTACCAAAATAGTTTCAACGACATCTTTTGGGTCCATAGAGTTTTTCTCTTTCTGTCCCCAATGGCATTACTACTTTGACAAGTGCAGTGTTTTGCGGCATAGTTATGAGTCTGGACGGAAGGAAATTGCATTTCCAATGATACTTTTCCGGAAATTGTGGGATTGGGCGGGAGATATAGGGATATGGCGGGATGAGGCGCAAAGGGGGATGATAGAAACGCAATTATGGTGTGGTGCAAAAAGTGGTTGGATTGGGGTTTTATTGCGTTTGGATGATAATTTTTTATAGAACGGGATTTTGTTTGTAAACTGTTTATAAACACTCCTGGGATTATTCGGTCTGATCATCTTCCGGTGTGACCACCTCGTTTAAGTAAATCAGTCTTGGAGCTTTAACGCCGTTATCTGCTTTGCGAAATAGGACTGTGACGTTGGCTTTTAATTTCGGCCTGGCGATAAGGTCGTAAGGATTGATCGACGGGTCTATTTGCAAGCGCAGGCGCTTATCGCTTATCAAGGGGATGACGGCGGCCCATCCTTTTTTGTTGCTATCCAGATCGGTTGCCCTGATTGACAGCTCGACTCCATCGAAGTTCTCCAGGATTTCTTCGGGCTCCGGTTCAGGCCTATGGGCTGGATATGCGGCAATGGCTTCAGGGGTGAGGGTAAGGGCTTGATTTCCATCGAAAGTTATAATTGAGCCGGGTTCTCTTTTTGCGGGTCTGACAACTCTGATGGCGTTCTCTGCGATTTTGTCTTCTTTGCCCTTGAGGCTCGCTTCGATGACGGCCCTGAACTGTTCGGGGTCCATTTGGGTCATGCCGGCCCCGACGTTCACGATTATGTTGTTGTTCATTTCTATGGCTTTTGTATCTTTATTTCCTGATGGAGAGTCTTTCTTAACGCAATAGATTCCGGTAGTAAGGATGGTTGCGGCAGCTATGGCAGCGACAACACCCTTATTGTTTATGAGCCGGTCCATTTGCAGCTTCTCTCTTGCGTTTATGAGGGTTTGCTCAAACTTCTCCTGGCTCCCGAACACGAATTTGATAAGAATGGTTTCCAGCAGGGAGCCGGATTCGATCTTATCAATGAAAATATTCATGTCCAGAACTTTTATCCCAGGGAAGAGCTTTTCAAGAACCTGCGGGGAGTGTCTGAGGATACCGTCTAGAGCTATCAGAGCTTCGGCGACTTCGGCGAGCGGAATGCCGGCCCTGTTCGAATAGTAGATCTTATGTTCGGTGGTGAGCTCCACTGCAAAGCCTCCCTTTAGCGAGAGTGTTTATAAACAGTTTATAAACTGTTCAAGTTACTGTTTTGATGATGGAAGTTTCTTTAGGCCGTTGGTGGCGGCTTAGCTTATTTGAGGCCGTACACTGTTACGATAAATTTGTCTCCCTTATCGGTCAGTTCGGAAGTGTACGTTATCGGAAGGGGAGATTCCCCGTTGGGGCTGATGAATATCAGGTTGCACGCACAGGCTTGTTTTCCGGTTTTTTCGTTAAAATCTGTCGTTCTGATGGCTTCCAGCCTGAATGTTATGTCGCGGGTTAGATCGTTGTTCATCTGCCTGATCAACTCCTCTCTGGCTGTTTGCTTGACAGCTTCGATGGTTTCGGCAGCGTCGCACTTAGGTGCGGATTTGTCTATCCAATCTATAAGAAAAGGATAGAGGATCAATAAACAGAACGAGGTGGTCCACACTACAAAATGCAGCCTACCCTGCTTTAGGTAGGTGGCTCTTTTGTAAAGATATACCGGTACGAGCCAGAACCAAACCCAAAAGCTTACAGCGTAGCCTCCGCGCTTCAGCAAATTCAAGTCCAGCACGATAAGAACGATATTTAGTATTGGCATGATGATGTACCACAACTCGCTATCCGGAAGTAAAAATCCCAAAGATAGTCCGAGTATTGGAATAAACGCCAGCATCCACGCTAAGGAATTGTTCATATATCCGCCAGGAATAGGGGGCGGACCTTCGATGAGTTGATTCAGCTCACTGTCACAAATACGCATCCAGTCGGAGAACCCGCTTTTCCATACCAACGTATGGCTATCGATGAGGCCATCCTGCAATAACTGCTTGCACTCTTGAAGGGATATCGGCCCATTTCTTTTACCGCCAGCCTCATAATACCATGATTGCACTTTTGGCTCTGGATCGTCGGCAGGCTCCGGCATTTCCTGGCGTAAAACCTCCTCTTCCGCAGGTTCCATCTCTGTTCCGCAGTAAGGGCATTTTGCCATCTCGGCATTCACCTCATTTTCACATGCGATGCATCGAATGGTTTTCATGGATACTGCCTCCTCTTGAGGTTGGACGAGGTTGTTTATAAACAGTTTATAAACTGTTTAAATAGGCGGAATACCTAGTTCTTTATCTTTTGCACGGATGTGTTGAATCAATCGAACTCCTTACCGGCCCAGCGGACGCGGCCGAGGACATACTCTTTTATTTGCTTGGATGGGTCAACATTGAACTCGAATGGTTTGTAGCCGGATATGTTATCGGACATGCATAGAATTCTGGTGCGGTCATCGGTTTCGATGAGCGCCAGGCGTTTTAGGGCGACGCTGCCATCGGGCAGCACTACCAGGTAGACGCTGGCATTGCGGATCTGGAGGCGTTCCAATTCGCAGGTGTCCACCAGGGCAACTTCGCCCTGGCTGATGGTGGGGCTCATGGAGTCGCCCCGGACCCTTACGAGAAGCAGGTCCTTATGTCGATCCGGCGATTTTCCAACCAACTTTTCCACCCACCAACGCTTAAATGGAAGATGGTCAGATACCTCTTCATATAGGATTTCACCTTCGGGGCCTCCGGTCACCTTCGATTCCAACAAGGGAACTAGTACATATTCTTCGGCATCAAGACATTTATCATGGAGGGGACTTGCCTGGTCCCGCTGAACTTCTCCACGGCGCATAGGGCCTTCGCCATAAAGAAGCCAATCCATCGAAACATTGGTTCTATGGGATACTCTTACCAGCCAAATGGAGGGTATCTCCCCTCTTTTTTTAGCACTGGTTGTTGATTGTGGATCAAGGCCTAAGAATTCAGCAAATTCTTTGTCTGTTGAAGAATCGGTAGCCACCTTTAACCTAGATAAAATTTGGTCAACATTGGTTAATGGCATCTTGTCTGTGCCATTAACCTTGCCATTAACCAGAGCGTCTGTGTCATTAACCATTACTTATCCATTATTATCCACAGCTTATGTTAGTTCTATATAATTCTTGGCTTAATCCTGCCATTAACCAACTTTTTTAAATTTTTCTTATTGACCACCAAACTATTTTTATATATCTTACTGTAAACATATTAACAGTTTTGAGAGTACACAAAACGATGGCAGCGATCAATAGCAAACGAGGGCAAAAATCCGGACACGAGGGAACCCAGCTTGGGCTGTGGGACCAGCTTGTTATCGATCCGGGGCCGGCGCTCAAGGCTGCCATGAACGAGGCGATCAAGGGATGCTCGCTCTCAAGGGAAGAGATTGTCGAGGAGATGAACCGGCTGGCCGGAATGGCCGGGATCAGCACGAACGGCAAGAGCCAGAAGGTGACCCCATCGCTTCTGGATAAGTGGGTTGCTCCGGGGGCTGTGGCTTACATGATCCCAATCAGGCTGTTGCACATCTTCTGCCGCGTAGTGGGGAGCAATCTCCCCTTGGAGGTCTATTCGGCGTGCTTCCCCCGCGTGAAGGTCATCGGGGAAGACGATTACAAACTGTTGCAGTGGGCGCGCAAGGAAGTGGAATCGCGGAAAGCGCGGAGGGAGGCCCGCCGCATGGCTCATGAGGTAGGCATCGAATGAGGCGTAAAGAGATCAAAAAGTGGCTGATCGATAAGGGGCTGTCGCAAGCTCAGATTGCAAAGGAGGCTAAAGTGTCAACGGCGTTGGTCTCTCTCACGATCAAGGGAGAGAGACGCAACGACGAGGTGCTGCGGGTCATGCGGGAGCATGGGATGTCGGATGAGCTGCTGTGCCGGCAGTGTGATGAGATGGCGGTGTAAGGAGGTTTCTAATGGAAAGGGATATCTTTAGAGAGTCGCGTGAAGAAAGACAATATAGAGACGCACTGGAAATGTGCGACCAAGACCCTGCTCTAAGAGAATTCATGATTTTCGGCCCAGGATGGAACGTTACATGTCTGAATACGGACGGTTTCATAATCAAAAAGAAGAAATCGTCTCAAAAGCGGGTGGAAGTAGATGAAAGACCGTATGCGAAGCGGTGCGTTCGTCTTATCCAAGAGCTCAAGCAAATACTCTCAAGTCCTGATTTGGCCTACCTGGGGGAAGTCCGAATTGCCACATTTCGTGAGGGTGAGGAATTAGCCAGGAGCGGTAACCGATGGCAGCTACGTGCTCTCGTAGAACAGTATAGGAGTATGCACCCCAAAAGAACAGCTTCCAGCAAGCGAGGGAAGACATCCTCTTGTGGCAGCAAAGCAGAGGACGTGGGTCCAGAGTGAGTTTATGGAATGATTCCGATTGAACGCGCGTGATCCTGTCGCACCTTGTGCAGCGCATGTCTATGGATGCGATGGATTGGTCGATGAAGTGGAAAGACAGGATCGTAAAGCTCTTACCCGAAAGAGATGGATAAGCGAGGTAGAAGATCGCATGGAACGCTTTGCAGAAAACGCCGATATCGTCATGTTCGGTCCATTTATCCCAAAGACGAGCATCCATATGCTGATCCAGGAAATACAGGGATTCATCCGGAAAACGGAGAAGAAGGGACGGTTTGCGATGTGGACGCACGCCTTCGTAGCAACGATGGTCTTTTGGAAAGAGATTGAGAGCCATATGGTCGTAATAACGTATGGGCGCCATTTGTCACCAGTCGCTGTAGTATCGAATTAGTAAATGATGCAGGTAGTCTACCACGCGGATTGAGTGGATCAAAGCGGATAATCGAGCAGGAAAGAGTTGGGCTATGAGGGAAGAGTACGCTGCGAAAGAGCTATGCGAGATCCTGCGCATCAGTATGGTTGGCCTGTACAAAAAAGCCAACAGGGAGGGCTGGCCGTTTCGTGACGCTCCCAATCCGCGCGGGGGCGGTGTGGTGAGGATGTACGTCTTTGCCGAGCTGCCGGCAGACATCCGCAAGAAGATCATCAGCAGCGAGCTTGGCGAGGCGGTGGGGAGTGCGCGGGGGGCGGCCCCTACGGTCGATGAGCTGCAGGAGCATTTGCGGGCGAGGCGGATCGATCTGGGGCCGGAGCAGGTGATGGACCCGGTGGTGCAGGGGAAGATTTTGTGCGCTCGGGCGGTCGAGGAGGCGGCTTGGGGGGACAAGGGGACGGTGATTGCGGCGCTGGCGAAGCGGTATGGGAAGACGGAGATCACGATCCGGCGGTGGGTGGATGAAGTGGAGGGGTGGCGGGTGCAAAAGCCTGGGGCGGGTGGGAGCGTGGTGGAGCTGAGCGCGCGGGGCGGGGCGCCGGGGCCTCGGATCGAGCTGCCGGCGACGAAGAAGTTCGCTCCGGAGGCGTTGGCGTATGGGATTCAGGTGTACGCTCAGAACCTGCGGTCCGGGCAGAAGGCGGCGTATGCGGCGCTTTGCAAGGAGGCGGCGCGGCGGGGGTGGACAATTGGGGATTATTCGAATTTCACCAGGGCGGTGGGGAAGATTCCCCAGGGGATATGGGACGGGATACGCAAGGGCTGGGTGGGGTTCGAGAAGGATTACATTCCGAAGATTTTGCGCGCCTGGCTGAAGGTGCCGGTGATGACGGTGCTCTGCGGGGACCAGCACATTTTCGATTACCAGGTGTTCGATGCCGCGACGAATGAAGTGATGACGCCGGAGTGCTACGTCTGGATGGACTGCACGTCGCGCTACTGGGCGGGGGTGTGGCCGGAGTTCGGGCACTACAACAGCTTCACGCTGGGGCATTCGCTTCGGGAGGCGTGCCGGTTCGGGATTCCGGACGAGGTGTTTACGGACTGGGGGAAGCCGGAGAACGGGAAGCACATCGCGCAGCTCGTGGAGGGGCTTTCGGGGTATGCGAGCTGCGGCGGTATCGGGGAGTATCGCGGGAAGTACGATGCGATGGATGCGGCGGCGGATGGGGAAGACGACGCGGGCGACGGGGAGATCGACGGCGTTCGGCATCGGAGAGCGCAGGCGGGGGTGCCGTGGCTCAAGCCCATCGAGAACCAGTTCAACGTGCTCGAGAGGGATTTGGCGGACCGGTTTCTTGCGGGATATCGCAAGCGCGATGCGGACGCCTGGGTGAACAAGACGCGCAATGCTGAATTGAAGCGGGCGCGGGTGCAGGGGCGGCTGCTGTCCATCGAGGAGTTTTTGGAGGTGTTTTGGGACGTCGTGAAGGAGCACAACATGACGCTCATGCGACCGAAGGAGCGGCCGGAGGGGGTCGTTCCCCAGGAGGTGTTTTTCGGGGGGCTGGCGGAGCAGAGCCGGACGGCGCTAGACGACAGGACGCTGGACTACCTGTGTCTGCCCCGGTATTCGCGTATGTCGAGGCAGAGCGTGGTGGAGGTGACGGTCCGGCGCGGTGATCGGCGGGGGTACTACTCTCCGATGCTCTCGGGGCGGAAGGATAAGGTGTGGGTGAGCGTGGACCCGTATGACTTGAGTGCGCCGGCGATCATTTGCGACCTGGAGGGGCGCTACATCGACCTGGCGGAGCCGTGGAACGTGCAGGACCCCAAAGATACGGAGGGGCTTCGGGAGAAGCTCACCCGCCAGGCGGAGCTGCGGCGCTGGTGGCGGGAGCAGCTCAGCCAGGTGCGGAGCGGGTTCGGGCTCGGGACGGCGGGGACGAAAGAGCCAGGCAGCGGCAGATCCGGAACGGCGCCCACGAACAAGGTGGTGCGGATCTCCGGGGCGAGTCACGTGGCCAAGAGGGCTGCGGAGGATGCGGAGGCGCGGAGCCTTAAGCCGAAGTACGCCGAGGCTGGGAAGCGGCTCGAGGCGATGTTTGACGCGATGATGAAGGAATAGGGAGGAAAAGCCATGGGGACGAAATCGAAGGATCGGGTTCCTTCCCATTACAGGGAAGGCAGCGAGGATTGGCAGGCGGAGTACGACATGCTGCTCGATGATGGAGTGACGTGCGGTGAGTGCGTGCATCTGGAAAGGTGTTCGCTCCTGTTTGGGGGAAATGCATCCAACACGAGGTGCGATTTCCATCCGAATCGATTTTATCCGAGGGGCGGCGACTGCAACAGGTGCGGCGCCCACCGGTCCATGCACGCAAAGGCGAAGGGGGTCAGGGTCCCCGGTGGGTTCGGCAAATGCGTACGGCCTGGGGGACATTGCAATCCTGTAAAGCCGGCGCTTGGAATAGGCGGACAAGGATCGAATTGGAAGAAGCGATAGAAGGAGATCACATCATGAAGGATGGTTACGACAGGGAGAAGGTGCGCAAGGCGGGATTCAGCCTTTACAGAATCAATGAAACGGATCTCACGGTCAAGATTTACGACGCAAAAGGAAACTGGAAGCTGGTGGAGCGCTGCAAGACAAAGCGAGAGCTGGGTAGATGGAATGGGATTTTCAAGAATGACCCTACTGCTCTCAGGGATTAGAGAAGGAGCGATGGATGGAGACTTTTGCCAGGATAATCGATACGCCTTCGACGCAGGTGCTCTGCTACACGGAATACGATCCGGTAGAGGAGGCTTATGTGCTCCATCAAATATGCATCGTGGAGCATGTGCAGGGGGATATGAAGATCATTTTCGACGGGCCGGGCGCCGCGCGCGATGTGGAAGCAGCCCTGGGGAATCTCACCGAGCAGGATGCTCATGCAGTGGTGAACGCGATCAGGGAGAATTTACGGCTGCACTTACGCATTAGGCAGGCTCCCAGGTGAGCAAGGAGAGGAAATGAATCTGCAAGAGCTGTTTCAAAAAAGCGGGATGAAGGTTGGAGAGCTGGCGGCGGCCTGTGGGAAGAGCAAGGCGACGGTCAGCCAGGTGTTAGGCGGGAAGTATCAGGGACGGAAGGAGGTGGTTGAGGAGATAAGGGTGGTATTGGAGAGAAAGTGCGGGATCGAGGCGGGTGAGACGACACCCCCCTGCCCTCCTCAAGGGGGGAATGATGAACAAATGGTAGTCATTCGTGAACAAAGGGCGGCCGATTGTGAACAAAAGGCGCCGGGAAAGGTGGAGATGTGGTGGACGCCTGGGCAGAAGCAGGCGTGGCTGCTGCTGGATCTGGTCCGGAAGCAGCGGGATTTTGCGGTGCTGGTGGGGAAGTCGGGGGTCGGGAAGACTTGGGTGGCGAACCGATATAACGAGAAGCAGGGAGGGGATTACTACACGGCGCAGTTGGGGCAGAGCCTTGGGGGGCTCCTGTCGGACCTGTGCCGGCTGTGGGGGCTGCCGGCCGAAGGGGGAAACGACGCGAAGCAGGCCCGGCTCCGGCAGGCGGCGCGGGGGCGATTCCTCATTGTGGACGAGGCGGATTTGTTGATCGGGAACCGGACGCGGCGGCACGTGCTGCGGATGGTGGAGGTGTTTCGGCAGCTCTACGAGGCAGGGGCGGGGGTGGTCCTGGTCGGGCTGCCGGCGCTCCATATATCGCTTAGCGACGCCGGGGAGACGTATGTGTTCAGCCGGATCGGGTATCTGCGGCAGCTCGGGGCCCCGCCCGATGAGCTGCTTGCCGTGCACTGGCGGAGCCTGGTCGGTCAGTATGAAGATGCGGTGGGGAAGACGGGACCGGTCATCGCCCACGCGAAGCGGGCGGGGTTTTTCCGGTACCTGGAGAAGCTCGCGGAGCTGGTGAAGATTTACAGCGGGGACGTGGAAGAGGCGCTGGGGCTGATGTTCCGGCCGGTTTAATCTTCAGGCGGTCGAAATCTTCATTCTTGGAGAATCAATTTGCGCGAGGTCGGGGATATGACGCCGGAGAAGAGAGGGGGCGAGGAAATGCATCAAAACGGGAGTCCGGACCCAGGTGCAGGGAGGACGGATGTCCAGTTCTATCTGAAGGAGCTTCGGAGTGAGCAGTGTCAGTGCGGAGCGCCCAAGAAATCAGGGAAGTCCCTTTGCTATGCGTGCTGGAAGAAGCTGCCCTGGGAGCTGCAATACAGGCTCTATCTGCGAATCGGGGACGGCTATGAGGAAGCATACGAGGCGGCCGTGAGGCGCCTGGATGCGGTTAGGCTGCGAGGGTCAGGAGGAAGTCATGGCGAAGCGTAAGGGCACCAATATCAGCGCCTCTCTCTATGATGGAGATTTTTCCGCTGGTTACGACTGTGTTGGCGAGCGCTGTGCGCTTGGCCAATTTTATGTCGAGCCGCCCGGTGAAGATGACGAATGCATATTTATCAAAAACGGAGGCTCATGCACGTATCCACATGCGCAGAGGGCGGCGTTGGAAGCTTTGCGCGAGGCAATTACGAAAGAGCTGAAACAATTTGAGTAAGGAGGGCTAGGGAGGGGTATGCCGTTGCCGGAGTGCAAGTGCCCGGAGTGCGGCCGCAGGGGGCCGATGGAAGAATTCTTACGGGGTCCGAAGGCGGAGGAGTTTCACCGGGTGTGGAGGGAGCTGCCTGCGGAAGTGCAGCCGTGGATGGATGAGTATCTGCACCTCTTTGCGCCGGAGCTGAAGAAGATGGGGCTGGCCAGGGCGACCAGGATCGTGGCCGAGCTACTGGAGATGGTGCGGAGCGGGACGGTGCAGATACAGGGGGAGGCGGCCAGGCCTGCGCCGGTTGGCGTTTGGACCGTGGCGCTCCGGAAGACCATAGCGGGGGTCAGGAGGAAAGGAGGGAGGCTGGAGAACCACAATTATCTGAGGAAGGTGGCTTTTGCGGAGGCGGGGCCGGGGGCGGTCAAGGCGGAGCTCGATCTCTACGAGGAGCATCGCAGCCGGTCGCGCTCACCGGCCCAGGCCGAAGGGGGCCGACAGCAGGTGAGCGCCCGCAAGCCGTTTTCCCCGCTTCCGAAGGAATTGCGGGAGGACGCCGTGAACGAGGAAGAGCGCACCGAAGTGGTCGAGATGCTGCGGAGCTTCCGGAAAGCTCCAAAACAATGAGTTTTCATACAGAAGGAGGGGAAGCGAATGGTAGGAGAAAAGATTCGGTCGGCGATTGGTTTTATCGAGAGATCCAGACTGATGGAGAGCCCTCGGGATAGAAGGCTGGTGAGGCCGCTGCTTGCAGAGCTGAGGGATGCGGCGGAGTTGGCGGGGAACTTGGAGCGGAACCTGACCGTAGAGGGAGAGAAGCATGAGCAGACAGAAGCCTAAGAACATCTTCTTGGTGCGGGATCTCGAGGAGGCCGACCGGTCGTTGGCGGAAATCGGGGAGATCAAGCGGAAAATCGGGGCGGTGGAGCTGGAGCTGAACGAGCGGATCGCGCAGTTGAAGGCCGAGGCGGCGGCGGAGTGCGCCCCGCTCGCGGCGAAAATGGAGGCGCTGGAGACGGGCGTGCTGGTGTTCGCCGAGCTCAACAGGGCGGAGCTGTTTGCGGAGAAAAAGACGATAGCGCTTGCCATGGGGAAGATCGGCTACCGGAAATCGACCAAGGTCAAACCCCGGCCGAATCACTTGGGAGATGGTCCTGGGACGGCTCAAGGAGCTGAAGTTTTCGGAGGCCGTGCGGGTGAAGGAGGACGTCAACAAGGACGAGCTGCTCAAATGGCCGGATGAGCGGCTGAAGCTGGTTGGGGCCAGCCGGGTGGTGAGCGATGATTTCTGGCTGGAGTGCATCGAGGAGGTGGTATTGGAGCCGTCTCCCATCGGGTATCAGTCGGTGATGAAGGCGGCGGCGGGCGCGAAGTCGTGAGGAGGCGTGGGCATGCGGACCGGAAAGGATGCGGACCGGAGGGGGCTGTTGGCCAGGGTGCATATCCTGGCCGATGAGGTGGGGCTGGAGGGGGATCTCTACAGGTCGTGCCTCTATGAGTGGACCGGGAAGGAGAGCTGCCGGGAGATGAGCTCGCGGGAGCTGGGCGACGTCATCCTGCGGCTTTGGGACCTCAAGAAGGCGTGCGGAGGTGATCGGAAAGATGCGCCGCCGTGGAAGGACGGCGCTACTATCCTGGATTCCCGCCTTCGCGGGAATGATGGTCAAATGGAGCCGGAAAGGACGAGCGGGAAGCGGGCTCAGCCGGATGACTACCCTCCGGGGTGCAGCAGGGCGCAGTGGAGGAAAATCCGGTGGCTGCAGCGGGAGTTGCGCTGGGATGATAAAAATTTACGGGGGTACATCGCGCACGTGGCCGGGGTGGACCACGAGAGGTTCCTCGATGTGGCGCAGGCGAGGGAGGTGATTGCGGGGCTGGTCAAGGTGCACGGCTACGAGCAGAAGTCGAAAGCGAAGGAAATAAGGGGAAGGAAGGGAACACGGAAAACGGAGGGGAAGCATGGAGCAGGCAAGGCAAGGTGAAGGCGCGGCGGTCCGCAGGCAGCCGCTGCTCACGGAGTGGCACAGGGTCTATGCGGGTTCGGTGCGGTGGAGGCTCACGAGGGACGGGATCGAGGTCGAGGGCTCCGGGATCGAGCGCACCAGGGGCGAGCCGGAGACGGTCACGCGGATCTGGGAGCGGTACGGCCGTATCATCAATGCGGAAGCCGTAAACTATACCGTGCCGTGCGCGCTCATTGTGGCGACCATCGCGACGGAATCGGGAGGCGCCCAGGGGGCCGTACGGAGAGAGCCGGGGTTCGAGTCTCACGAGACGACGCCGCACCGCGTGAGCGTCGGGCTGATGCAGACGCTCATATCGACGGCCCGTGTTGCGGTCGGCAGCTCCCTGGTGGACTATGACTGGCTGCTCAAGCCCGAGAACGCGATACGGGCCGGCACGGCGTACATCGACCGGCAGCGCATGGCGACGCGGCTGGACCCGCCTTTGGTCGCTTGCGCTTACAACGCCGGAGGCGTCTATCGGAATGACGGCGCGTATAACCGGTGGAAGATGCGCCAGTATCCGGTAGGGACGGGGGAGCATTGCGACCGGTTCGTCCGGTGGTTCAACGACGCGGTGGCGGTGCTCGGGAAGCACCGGAACGCGTCAAGCGTTCCGTATGCGTGGTATTTGTAGGGCGGATCTCGGATAACGGAGGTAGGAGGTAGGGGCAAAAGATTTTTTGCCCCTACATTTGTCCCTGCTCCGGTTTCGGTAGGAAAGGAGGGGGTATGGTGTATGAGGATAGGGCCGATAATGTGGAGCTGTCCTCCGGTTTCGTAAGGATATTTGTGCGCCAAAACGGCGCACTGGTGCCGGACCGGGATGTTTTGAACGCTAAGGAACTGCTCACAATCAATCAGGTTGCCGTCCTCCTTGGCATCAGCGTAAGCAAAGTATATGAGCTATGCGGGGATGATAAGCCTCTAAAGACAATTAAGGTTGGACGTTGCGCACGCATCCGGGCGGACAGCGTCAGGAGGTTGTTGGAGGGGTGATTCTTATGCGCGATTGAGGATAGGAGCAAATAGGCATTTTGCCGCTGCCTTTAGCCTCCCCTCCGTCTTCCAGCCTACGCGAGAACCACGAAGACGGAGGGGAGGCTATTTTTTTTGCATTCGAGTTTCCAGATTTCCCATATACGTCCACCCTCTCGGAGACCCCCTTGCAACAGCAATGAAATCCTGCCACACAGGTATTACGGCCGGGATGTTTTTCCATTTCAACTACTTCTGCAAATTTACCAGAGTTGTTTCACATCATCATCGACGACATCCCGACCGCCAACCCCGCCGATGCGACCGGGCACAACCCGGCCAAGGTTCCACCGGCCGCATCGGCCAACATCTTCTAAGAAAGGAGATATCGGTGGAAGAAGAAGCGGTCAAGAGTTGGATCAAGTCCCGCGCTGTTTGGGGCGGCATCGTTGCGGCGGGCTCCGGCGTGGCCGGACTGCTCGGCCACGCGGTCGACCAGGACGCTCAGAACGCGGTTGCCGATGGGGCGCAGCATATCGCCACAAACGCCGTGAATATCTACACGAGCGTTGTCGCCATCATGGGCGGCGTCGCGGCGATCTGGGGGCGCATCAGGGCGAAGCAGCCAATCGGGGGCAAGTAAAAATTCCTGAAAGGGGAGGCAGTTAATGGACGGCATGTCCGTAAAGGAAATATTCGCCCTGGCGTCGAACTTCGGCATCTCGGGTTTGGTGCTGATCATGTGGTACTGGGGCGAGCGGCGCAGGGACGAGCTCATGCGGCAGTACCGTGAGGACATGCTCGCACAGCGCAGGATGTACGAGAACAACGTGATCCTGGTCGAGGCGTATCAGAAGCTCGCGCAGGAGCAGCAGACCGTGACCATTATGGCCAGCGACGGCCTGGCGCGCCTCTCCCAGCAGGTGGAAACCAATCAATTTTGCCCTATGGTGCGGCTCAAAAAGTCGGCCAGCGGCGTGGAGGCGTAATGCAGTGAGCGAACGGCTAATCTTGCACGGGGCGTTACAGGAGAAGAGACATAAGGCAATGCGACTGGCGGCGCAGGCGCAGGGGCTTATCACGGCCATCAAGACGATCATCCAGCCGGCGTCGGTCATCCCGCTTCGGGACATCCGGACGAATGAGGCGCTGGAGCTGCTGAAGCAGCTCGACGGCATCCGAGAGGAATATATCGCATTGCAGCAGGCGATATCGGACATCCAGCGCGAGCTCGGGATGGACTAAACGGATGGCCAAAGTACGCAAGCACAGCCGGATCGATGACGAACTGCCCGCCGAGGTGCGCGGGCAGGTGGACCGTCTCCTCATCGAGGGGGGCGCCACCTACGACGATATCCGGGATTTCCTGGCCGAGCAGGGCTACGATATCAGCCGGAGCGCCATCGGACGCTATGGGAAGGACTTCCTCAATACCTACCAGCGCCTCCGCGTGGCCGAGGACCAGGCCCGGTCTCTCGTTTCCGAGGTCGGGGACGGGCTTGCGCTGGATGAGGCAGCAAGCAAGCTGCTAATGCAGCAAGTCCTGGAGCTGCTCATCTCGACGGAGCTTACGCCCAAAGAGAGAATGTCCCTCATGAAGTCGGTTGCGTTCCTTCAGTCTTCAAGCGTTCAGCGGGAAAAGCTCAAGAGCGAGCTGCGGAAAAAGGCGGAAACGGCTGTCGGCGAAGTGGCCCAGATCGCAAAAAATGGCGGACTCTCCGATGAGGCGATCCGGCAGATCGAAGAGCAGGTGCTCGGGATAGTTCGGTGAATGGGTGAAGGGGTAGATGAGCAGGCGCGGGAGAACCTCATATTTTTTGCCATACCAGGAGCGCTGGCTGATCGATCAGTCGCGGTACAAGATCAAGGAGAAATCGCGACGGATCGGCATGACGTACGTCCAATCTTACGAGGACGTGCTCGATGCAGCGAGGGCAACGGGGGCGATGGACGTGTGGTTCTCATCCGCCGATGAATCGGCGGCCAAGGAGTATGCACTCTACTGCGAGCAGTGGGTGAAGCTCTACAAGATGGCCGGCGAGTACCTCGGGGAGACGATCATCGACTCCGAGGAGGATATTAAGGCCTATACACTCGAGTTCAGCACCGGTAAGCGCATCAACGCACTCAGCTCCAACCCCAAGGCTTTTCGCAGTAAGGGCGGGAAGCTCGTGCTCGATGAGTTTGCCTTCCACGCCCAGCCTGACGCCCTGTGGAAGGCGGCGATCCCGATCATCACCTGGGGATATCCCGTGCGTGTGCTCTCCACCTACAACGGCAAGGGCAACCGGTACTACCGGATGGTGGACGAAGCGAAGAAGGGCAATGGCTGGAGCCTGCACACTACCACCATTGAGGACGCGGTGCGCGAGGGCTTGGCCGACAAAATCATGGGGCGAAAGCTCACGGACGCGGAGCGGGCGAAGTGGCTCGAAGAAGCGCGGATGCAGTGTGGCGATGAGGAGACCTGGCTCCAGGAGTATATGTGTCAACCGGTCGATGAGGCCACGGCTTTTCTTAGCTACGATCTCATCGGGTCGGTGGAAGATCCCAGGCTTCCTGTGGCGCCGGATTGGGTCCTGGGGCTGATTGAGGCGGCTGTCATAAACTATGGGCTCTACAAGCAGACGAAACGGATGCCTCCCCTGCCGGTGGAGGCGCTGGCGGATGTCAAGCTCGTCGGGGACCTATACATTGGGGTGGATATCGCCAGGAAAAAAGACCTCACAGTCATATGGATGGACCAGATGATAGAGCAGACACTCGAATCGGTTGCCGTCATCGAGCTTTTACGGACGCCCTTTTTCGTGCAGCGCCAAGTGCTTCACAGCATCATGAAGCTCCCGTGGTTCCGGAGGGCGTGCATTGATGAGACGGGGATCGGGGCAGATCTGGCCGAATCGTGCGTGGACCTCTACGGCGCGCACCGGGTGGAGCCGGTGACGTTCACCGCCGCGAACAAAGAGGCGCTGGCCGATGGGCTCAAACAAAACTTCGAGGACCATAAGTCGCGCATACCGAGCGACAAGAAGATCCGCGGCAGCCTGCACTCCGTGAAGCGATACCCCACGGCCACCGGCCATTTCCGCTTCGACGCGGCGCGGACCGAGGAGACCGGACATGCGGACCATTTTTGGGCGAAGGCGCTTGCGGTGCAGGCGGCGAGCAGCCCATATCAATCCATCGCATATGAAAGCGTTGCCAAGCGCCGACTTGGAGACAAAAGAGGAGCCTATTGATGCCGCTTTACGACCAGTTCGGGCGACAAATACAGGCCCGTGAGCAGCGCCGGCCGGCAAAAGACGATATCTACATCGCGCAGGTGCGCGACCGGTGGAGCAGCTATCCGTCGGACGGGCTCACCCCGACGCGGCTGGCGGACATCTTCAAGCAGGCGGACGCCGGTGATGTGCTCCGGCAGGCGGAGCTCTTCGAAGAGATGGAGGAAAAAGACCCGCACCTCTACAGCCAGCTCCAGACGCGAAAGCTTGCGGTGCAGGGGCTTCCCGTCGAGGTCCTGCCGGTCTCCGAAGACGCGCAATCGAAAAAAATAGCCGATTTTGTGCGCGAGGCGATTGCCGGCCTCCAGGACCTTAACGAGCATGTGCTGGATCTTCTCGACGCCGTTGCCAAGGGGTATAGCCTGGCGGAGATCGTATGGGATGTTTCGGCGAGTGGCGTCGGGGTCCGTGAGCTCCGGTGGATACCGGCGAAGAAGGCTATCTTCTGGGAATCCATGACGCCGCGCATATTGACGGAGCAGGAGCCGGTGCGAGGCATTGACCCGCCGCCCTGGAAGGTCATCTACCACCGGTACAAGGCACGGTCCGGCTATGATACCAGGGCCGGAATTCTGCGGGTTTGCGCCTGGATGTATCTTTTCAAGAGCTACAGCGTCAAGGATTGGGTGGCTTTTGCGGAAGTGTACGGGATGCCGCTTCGCATCGGCAAATACGAGTCCGGTGCGAGCGCTGAGGACAAGGCGGCGCTCCTTGCGGCCGTACGGTCCATCGGCAGCGACGCGGCGGGGATTGTTTCGAAGAGCACGGAGATTGAATTCGTGCAGTCCCAGATGCGCGGGGGCAGCGGATCTCAGGTGATCTATGAGGGGCTCGTCGGCTTCTGCGACGCGCAGGTGAGCAAGGCGATCCTGGGCCAGACGCTGACCAGCGAAGCCGGAGGAAGCCGCGGACAGGGGTCCTATGCGTTGGGGACGGTGCATGCGGAGGTGCGCCAGGACCTGGTTGAAGCGGATGCAACGGCGCTGGGCGAAACGCTCACCAGGCAGCTTATTCGTCCGCTGGTGGGGTTTAACTACGGGTGGGACGCTCCGGTTCCGAGATTGCGATTTTTGTACGAGAAGCCGGAAGACCTTGAGACGGTGGCCAAAGTGTATAAGCTGCTCCGGGAGATGGGCTTCGATATGAGCCAGGAGCACGTGAGCGAGCGGTTCAAGACGCCCATGCGCAAACCGGGCGAGACGCCGCTTATGGCTGCTCCAACCCCTTCCGGCCAGGCAGAAGCTCCCATCGCAGCGAAGATGGTAGTTGCTTCCAATACCCCGGCAGGAGAGCAGCCGGCGACCACCGATCCCATCGTGCAGAAAGTGTCAGAGGCTTCGCCTGCGGCTATCGACGCCCTGATGGAGCCCATCAGGCGCCTGGTGATGACGGCCGGATCGCTTGAGGAGATCCGGGACGGGCTGCTTGACATCTACGGGGAGATGGACCCGGAAGGCATGGGAGAGCTCATGGCAAGGGCCATGATGTGGGCCGAGCTGCTTGGACGTTACGAGGTGATAAATGGGGATTGACGCCGGGCTCTACATGCCTTTTGACGAGCAGATCGAGTTCTTCCGGGGGAAGGTCAACATCCCCACGGAGCGCTGGGACGATCTCGTAAAGGAGCAGCACGCCAGGGGTTTCATGGTAGCTGGGGCCAACAGGAACGCCATTGTCTCCGACTTCCGGGTCGCCGTCGATAAGGCCATTGCCAAGGGGACCACTCTGGAGGAATTCCGCAAGGACTTCGACCGGATCGTGGAGACCCACGGGTGGCAATACAAGGGCGGCCGCAACTGGCGAAGCCGGGTGATCTATGACACGAACACCCGACAGAGCTACAACACGGGCCGCTACAAGCAGATGATGGACCCGGACGTCCTTGCCTACCGCCCCTACCACCGGTACCGGCACGGGGACTCCAGGCATCCGAGGCCGCTGCATCTATCCTGGGATGGATTGGTGCTGCGGGCGGACGATCCCTGGTGGGCCACGCACCGGCCGATGAACGGATGGGGCTGCAAATGCGGCGTAGATGCCCTGTCTGAGAGGGACTTGGCCAGGCTCGGCAAGACGGGACCCGACGAGGCTCCCCCCTCCCCTATTGACCCCAAGACGGGCACCCCTGTCGGCATTGACAAGGGATTTGACTACGATCCGGGCAAGGCGGCGTGGGGAGAAAATCAGGCTAAGCGGCTCATGGAGTCCGAAGGGAAATGGGTGGATCTGCATCCCTGGGGACCGGAGCGGTATGGGCGGTCGGAGAAGATTGCCGTGATCGATACGCCGAAAGCGGAACTGGGAAGGCAGGCGAAGCAGGGGGATAAAGAGGGGCTGCGGGCAATGCTTCGAGAAGCGGTTGGCGGGGATTCCGTGTTCCTTAAGGACCCCATCGGAGGGCAGGTGTGCGTCAATCAAGCCATAGCCGATCACATAGCGGAAGCCTCCAAGCGGTGGGACGGCAGGGAGGCGTACTTCCCCTTGATCCCCGAGCTTATACAAGACCCCTACGAAATCTGGCTCAACTTCGCTCAGAATGAAGTATCCGGCCGCGTGGCGGTGCGAAAGAAATATGTGAAGGCGGTCCGGATTTCAAAGAACCTGGTAATTGGGTTGTTTGCGGAAGAGCAAGATGGTCTGTGGGTTAGCGGAACGTTTTTTCGGGGAGGCCTTACGGGAGCCGGAAACTTGCGAAAGGGAAGGCTGCTCTATGCAAGGGATTGAGAGCTCTCACCCCCCGTACGGGGCGCAGCGCCCGGCAACCAGCTATAAGGGGTACGGCCCAGCCGGCGCCTGCATATTTAATCTAACAAACATGGCGGAGGCGGTCAATGGGTGAATTCTTTTACACGAAGATTGAGGATAGGGAATGCCTTCGCGCAATAGCCAGGCTACAGGCAAAAAACCGCAGGATGCGCCCATTCTTTGTAAGTGCGGGCGAATACCTGGTGCGATCCACCCAGGACCGGTTCCCAACCGAAACCGACCCGGAAGGGCGGCCCTGGCAGAAGCTCAAGCCAGCAACAATGGAGCGCAAGAAGACCAAGAAGATCCTGCGGGAAGAGGGACATCTCCAGGACACGATCCACTACCAGGCCGACAACAGCAACGTGCGGGTGGGCAGCGTCCGCGTGTATGCCGCGATCCACCAGTTGGGCGGCGAGATCAAGAAGCGGCAAAGCTCGCAGCAAAAGGCGGCCATCGGCGGCAGGGCTCATTTTGCCAGGCGGGCGGCAGGCAGAGCGATCCAGATGCCGCAGCGGGCGTATCTGGGCATCAGCCGGACGGACAGGGAGCGCATCCTGGAGATCGCCGAAGACTTTCTCATGGAGGGTTAGGGATGAAGCAGCATTTTTCTCATTTTATCTGCAAAGATTCGGATGCTCCCGAAGGGGCTGAAAAGCGGTTTTATATCGCATCCGTGGCCGAGGACGGGGTTCCCGGCGAGGTGCAGATATTCCCCTGCGGAGAGGTTCGGATGGAAGGCGCCGATCCCTTTATCGTGGACGATGAGGCGATGAACGAGGTGATACGGCGCTTCGAGGCCAGGGGGATCGATATGGTGTTCGATTATGAGCACCAGACGGAAGGGGGCGATTTCGCGAGTCCGGACGGCACGGCCCCCGCAGCCGGCTGGATTCGGAGGCTTATCAACAAGGGGGCTCAGGGACTGTGGGCGGCGGTGGAGTGGACGGAGCGGGCGAAGCAGCTCATCGCCGGCCGGGAGTACCGCTACTACTCGCCCGTATTTTACACGTCAAAAAAGGACCGCCGCCTCGTGGAGCTGGCGCGGGTGGCTCTCACAAATGCTCCGCGGCTCAACTGGATCAAGCCCATTGTAGCCAAGGACAAACATTCTGGGGGGAAGACTATGGAGTGGTGGAAAAAGTTCATCGCTAAATTGGGTTTAAAAGAGGATGCGACCGAAGCGGACGTTGTATCGGCGCTTGAGGCCAGGCTCAACGAAGAGCCCAGGGTCGTGATAGCCAAAGAAGTGCTGACCGCACTGGAGCTGCGTGACGGGGCCGGAGCCAGTGAGGTGGTGGCATCGATCCATGCGTTGAGGCAGAGGCCGGACCTTACGCAGGAAGTGGCAAATCTTAAACGGCGTCTTGCCGAGCGCGATCGCGACGACCTGGTAGTCGCCGCCATGAAGGCCGGCAAGCTCACGCCGGCGCAGAAGGAGTGGGCGGAGGACTACGCCCTGCGCGACCCCGAAGGCTTCCGGCTCTTCGTCGCTAAATCCCCGCAGGTGGTCCCGACCGATCCGCTCAAGACAATTTCCGACGCTAAAGCGGCCGGATTGCAGAGCGCGGAAGAAAAGGAGATCTGCCGCCAGCTCGGCATATCCACAGAGCTTTGGGAAAAGCACAACGGAAAGGGGGCGTAAATGACCGCACTCGCCAAGGACCGAAAGACCGTCTACCAGGAAGGCGTGGAGATGGAATACCCCGTTGCGGCGACCAAGATCTACGCGGGATCGCTGGTTTGCCTCAATGCCTCGGGCTACGCCGCGCCGGGGGCCGATACGGCAAACTTTAAATTCGTAGGCGTGGCCCAGGAATACGTGGACAACTCCGCAGGCTCGGCGGGGGATAAAACCGTGCGGGTCCGTAGAAAGGGAATCTTCTACTTTGGGGCCTCGGGCATGGCCATAACCGATGTTGGGACCGCCGTAAACGTATCGGATGATCAGACGGTGGCCAAAACCACCACCAACTCCATCGCCTGCGGGAAAATCGCCAAGTTCGTGAGCGCAACCGAGGTTGGCGTAGACATTTACATGAGATAAGGAGGGGCTCCAATGATCATTTCGCAAGCCGCCCTTAGCGGCATTTACAGATCGTTTCGCACTGTCTTTAACGACGCCTTCGAGGGAGCGCCCTCCCAGTGGCCCGTGGCGGCTATGGAGGTGCCCAGCGAAGGCAGGGACATCGACTACAAGTGGCTCGGGGCTTTCCCCGCCATGCGGGAGTGGATCGGCGAGCGCGCGATCAAGTCCCTGGAGGGCTTTGGCTACGTGATCACCAACAAGTCCTTCGAGGCCACGGTCGAGGTGGACCGCGACGATATCGAAGACGATCAGATCGGCGTCTACAAACCCATGATCCAGGGTCTCGCCGCATCGGCGAAACAGCACCCGGACACATTGGTGTTTGCGCTCCTTGCAGCGGGATTTTCAACGGTGTGTTATGACGGGCAGTATTTCTTCGACACCGATCACCCGGTGGGCGGCTCCTCTGTTTCGAACTCCGGCGGCGGCTCCGGTACGGCCTGGTACCTCATGGACCTCTCCCGTCCGATCAAGCCCATCATCCTCCAGATCCGCAAACGACCCGAGTTCGTTGCACTGGACCGGCCCGAAGACGACAGCGTCTTCATGCACAAGAAGTATCGCTACGGCGTCGATGACCGCAAAAACGTGGGCTACGGTCTCTGGCAGCTCGCCTACGGGAGCAAGCAGACCCTGGATGCAACGGCCTATGCTGCGGCGAGGGCGGCGGTGATGGCTTTTAAAAACGACGAGGGAGCGCCGCTGGGGATCGTTCCGACGCACCTGGTGGTCCCTCCGACGCTCGAGAGCGCGGCCCGCTCCATCCTCACCGTGGCGACCAACGCCGCAGGGGCGGGCAACCCCTGGTACAACACGGCCCAGCTCGTTGTAGTGCCCTGGCTGGCGTAATGATGCTCGATGGACGGCCTTCCCCCTTGTGGGAGGGCTAAAGGAAGGGAGGGGAGAAGATGATCAGAATCAGATCGAAGCGCACAGGTTTTCGCCGCACCGGCGTCGCCCATTCGGACCAGTGGATGGAGCATCCTGACGAAACGTTTAGCCCGGAGCAGTTGGAGCAGCTCCTCGACGAGCCGATGCTTCAGGTGGAATTCGTTCAGGAAGACGGCGCTGTGGCGCCAAACGACGTAGTACGCGAGCAGCTTTGGGCTGCAAAGAGGGAGCAAGAGCAGCTTCAGGCGGAAACTGAGAACGCCCAAGGCGAAAAGAGAGGGAAGTAATGGCTTACAGCACTGTAGACGACCTTGTCGACCAGATCGAGGAACAATGGCTGATACAGCTCACGGATGATGAGGGACTAGGTCAAATCAACACGACCCGCGCCGAGAAAGCCATTGCGGACGCCGATGAGGAGATAAACGGCTACATCGGGTCGCGCCACGCCGTGCCGTTAAGCCCCGTGCCGGGCATCGTGCGCAAGTGCTCGGTCGATATCGCCATCTACAACCTCTACGGCCGAAAGGATAGTGTTCCTGAGGCGCGGAAGGATCGGCATAAAAACGCAGTGCACTTTCTGGAACAGGTGGCGCTGGGAAAAATCAGCCTGGGCGCTCACGATCCGGAGGGAAATCCACCGGCCTCGGACGCTCCGCAGCTCTCCATCGACAATCCGGAGCGCATCTTCACTCGCTCCAGTATGAGAGGGTATTAGCATGCCGACCATCACCGAGATCGAGGACGCGATTGTAGCCAAGCTTGAGAGCAGGCTGGAGAGCGCCAGGAAGATAGGAATTCAGAAGGGCGTGGAGGGCATCCCTCAGCCAGCCGTTTACGTGAGCACGGAGAGCGGGAAATTCAAGAAAGTGACGATGACCAAGTGGCGCCAGACGCTCACGATCTACGTCGACATCGTCTTTAAGCACCTGAGCAACGAGCGGGAGCGAAGAAAGGGCGTCTACGCTATCCTGGAGGGAGTCGTTCAGACGCTCTTTCTCAAGACGCTGGACCTTGCCATTGATCCCATCGAGCCCCAGAGCTTCCGCAATACGACCACTGAGGATCTTATCTCAAAGGGCCTCATGGCCTTCAGTCTGGAGCTTGAGACGGCTAACTATATTACGGAGCTCGATGATGAGGAAGCGGTCGATCTGCTGCGGATCGGGCTCAACTACTATCTCACGCCGGGCGATGACGTGGTGGACGCGAGCGACCTGGTGACTCTAAGCGGGTAGACGGCAACTTGCGCAATTTGGCAAACTGACCCTATTAAAAGGAGGCAAGCATGTGGGTGAAAGCATCTCAGGGCCTGAAATGCCCGATGGAGAGGAAGCCGAGGAGCTACATCTCGGACAGCCAGGCGAAGGAGGTTCCGGAGACAAGCTATTACCGGCGCCTCATTAACGACGGATCTCTGATCGAGGTTGCGGCTCCGGCCCAACCGGCATCCGCAAAGAGCGAGGAGGGTGAATACTGATGGCCTCGGAAAATATCAGTTTCGATTCGATTCCATCTTCCATCCGGAAGCCAGGGAAGTACTTCGAATTCAACACCCGGCTTGCGGTCCGCTCCCTTCCCAATAACCGGCAGAACCTCCTGATCGTGGGTCAGCGGCTCGGGAAATACGTCGAGCCGGCCAGGTGGCAGGCCGGGACGCTAAACGACATGACCGCGGGCGGGACGTACACCGGGACGGTCAAAAACACGTACTGGGTGAAGATCACGACGGCGGCCGCAACCGACAAGTTCAAGTGGTCCAAGGACTTCGGAGCGACCTGGTCCGAAGAGGTAACCCTTACCGGTTCTGCCCAGACGCTGGAGCTAGGCGTCACCGTAACCTTTGCAGCGACCACCGGGCACGCGGTCGATGACGCCTGGAGGTTTGGCGTATGGCCGGAGCCAAGCGTAGCGCAAAAGGTTGCCACACGGGTTTTTAGCGACGGAGAGGCCGCCAAGTACTTCGGCTACGGCTCCATGATCCACAACATGGTCCAGGCAGCCATTACGGCCAATCCTTATCTGGAGATCACGGTTATAGCCCTGGATGACGGGGCAGGCGTCGCGGCAACGGGTACCGTGACCATCACCGGACCCGCCGTGACTTCCGGGACCATCACCTTGTGGGTCGGCTCCAAAAAGGTTGAAATAGCCGTTGAAACCGGAGACACAGCAACGGAGATCGCAACCGCCATCTGCAACGAGATAGCGGACACGGACGATATGCCGGTCAAGGCAAGCAGCCTGGCGGGCGTGGTCACGCTTACCGCCAAGCACAAGGGGCTTGCTGGAAACGACATTATGCTCAATTTCGTCAAGACGAACGCCACCGGCATCTCGGCCGTCATCGTCGCTATGGCCTCCGGAGCCACGAACCCGGACCCGGACGACGCCCTCGATGTGGCGTTTCCGGAAGAGTACTCGCTTATCGCCTTCCCTTTCAACAATGCGACGGATCTCCTAAAGCTCCGGACGCACCTGGAGGCGACGGGAGGGCCCCTGGAGCAGCGGCCCTCCATCGGGGTCTACGGCATGGCGGGGACTCTGGCCGCTGCAACGACCCTTGCGGACCAGGTCAACTCCGGGCACATCCTGGGCGCGTTTTTGAGGTATACGGCCGCGTCCTTGGAGAAGCGCTCCGTGTCCTACGAGATAGCGGCGGCAATGGCGGCCGTGATGGCCTTCGAAGAGGACCCGGCGCGCCCCTTGAACACGCTGGAGCTAAAAGGCATCGCCTACTGCAACGTGGCCGACAAGCTGACCCGGACGGAGCAGGAAACGCTCCTCTACAACGGCGTGACGCCGCTTGAGGTGGGACCGGGGCTCAGGGTCCAGATTGTCAGGGCGATCAGCACGTATATTCGGGATGCGCAGGGAATTAACGATGTGAGCCTCCTCGATATCACGACCATGCGGACGCTCAATTACGTCAGGAAGGCGTGCCGCGAGCGGATCGCGCTCCGGTTCCCGCGTGAGAAGCTCTCCAGCAAGACGCCTCCCAGGGTGAAATCGGAGCTCCTCGATGTGCTCAAAAAACTGGAGCAGCTTGAGATCGTGGAGGAAGTGGACGCCAACAAGGATGGGCTCATTGTAGAGCGGGATCTGCAGGATGTGAACCGGCTGAACGCGAAGATTCCGACCGACGTGGTCAACGGACTCCACGTGTTCGCCGGGCGCATTGATCTGCTGCTCTAGAGCTAAGGGAAGGAGGAATAGGGTATGTCCGAGTACGTATCGCGAGTGCTCCTGGAGGTGAACGGCCAGGAGATAACCGATTTTGCGTCTGTTGAGGAAAAGGAGTTCGAGGGGTATAAGGCCGTGAACCTCATGAACAAGACAGGGCACATCGGCGTTACCCCCCGCTACGGGGTCTCGGTGGACTACGTGATCCCCAAGGAAACCCGCGAATTTGACTTCAAGACGGTGGCGGCCGGGACCCTCACCATCGACCACATGAACGGCGCGCGGACAACATATACCGGCGTCTACTTCGCCAAACAGGGCGCAACGAAGTTTGACGGTGAAAAGGAATCTATAAGACCCATCGAGTTTAGCTGCGAAGACAGACTGGAGGAATAGATGATCACGGAGACAGGAACGCTGCCCATCGGGGTGGAATATGAAGGCAAGGTGCACCGGGAATTCGAGGTAAGGCCGCGACTGGTTCGGGATTCCATTGAGATCTCGGCGGAGCAGAGTGAATTAGGATCAAAGAACAGCGCCCATCTTGGCGCCTGCATCTTAGCCAAGCAAATCATAAGAATCGGAGATATCCCCAAGGAAGCCATCACTGCGGAACTGGTCCTTGACATGTACGAAGATGACGGCGTGGCGGTTCAGGAGGCGAAGGATCGGGTGGAAGCCCGGCTAAAATCGTTTCGAGGAGCAGAAGCGGGCTCCGCGACAGATGCTCCTAGCGCTGCTGAAACTGGGGTTTAGCTATACGGAGGCGCTTGCCATGCCTTGGTCGGAAGCGTTCGCCTACCTGGATGCTGTCTACGGCAAGCGCCCTGGTAAAAAGTATCTGGTAAAGAGGGACTGATCAAATGGCCGATAAGATGCGCGTATGGTTAGAGCTGCTCGGAAAAAGCGACGGCTTGATGCGGGCGTTGTCCAATTCGGGACGGGCAGTACACGGCTTCTCCGCCAAGGCCAGAAATGAACTGGCGGCAATAGGCAGGGCTGCGTCATCTTTCCATGGGAAGCTTGCGGGGCTGGGCGTGTCCTTGGGCGCCGGGATGATCCTCAAAGATTCTGCCAAGCTCGATAAGTCCCTGGCCCAGATAGGCAATACTGCTGAAGTGGGAAAGGCAAAAATGCAGGCCATGCGCTCTGAATTCTTCCAGATGGGGAAGGAGACGGGGCAAAACATTGAGTCTCTAAAAGATGGCTTCAGTACATTGATTGCCTCCGGGCAGAGCCTTGATGAGGCCAAGGAAAGCATCAAAGCCATCAACTATGGAATGGCCGATAGCGGAGCGCAGGCCCAAGTATTGGCTAATGGGCTCACGGTGGCGGCTACGGCCTATGAATTCGACCTTTCGCAGCCAGGAAAGTCACTTGAGCTGCTTGATAAAATGTATGTCGCAGGCAAGAAGGGCAAAGCCGAGCTGCAAAATCTATCAGACATATTCTCCCGCATCGGCGTCAATGCTTCGATGGCGGGGCTTAAATTTGAGCAATCCCTGGCTTTTGTTGAAACACTGTCTCTGGTCGAGGGACAGCCGGAGCGCCTTGCCACGCTGGCCGATTCAACTTTACGCCTCTTCACTAACTTAAACTACATGAAGGACGCACAGAAGGCGACAGGAGTCAAGTTCTTCGATGCCAAGGGCGAGCGGCGTGACATGGTGGCGGTCCTTGACGATATGAAAAAACGCTACGATAAGCTCCAGACCGATGCCCAGAAGATGAATTTTGTTCATAAGGCTTTCGGGGAGACGGATCAGGATACCCGCAAGGGAATCATGAAGCTTTTGGAGGGTGATGACCTCTCCAAAATCAGAGAGTTCACCAGGCAGATAGAAGCGGCTGGCGGCTCCATAAAAAAAGATTTGCCCAGCGCCCTTGACAACGCCGAGGACCAAGCCGGACGGCTTAAAAACACCCTCATGGAGGCTGCGGACAAGTTTGCGCAGCCGGTTAACAAGGCGCTGGCGGATCTTATCCAGAAGGGGTTGAATCCGAAGGAACAGGGCGGACTTGGGCTGACGGGAGAGGACCTCCTCTTGGGTGGGGGCGCTGCGGCGATAGGCGGAACGCTCGCCGCCCGCCTTGGCGCCAATGTCCTGGGGGGACTGGCCGGGAAGCTTCTCAAAGAAAAGGGAGGAACGGTAACCGGCGTTATGGAGGGAATGGCCTGGGAGAAAATGGCGGGAGTTACGCCAGTGTTTGTCACCAACTGGCCCGGCGAAATGGGGCAGGTAAAGGTCCCGGATAAGGGAACTATCGAGAATCTCAAGGATTTAGGAAAAAAGCTCGGCGGGCCTGTCGGAGGCGCCGGAGCCGGGGCGGCTGCCGGAACGGGAGCTTCCCCCTTTTTAGGGACTGTAGCTGCTGGGGCGGCGGGCATTGCAACGGTCGCGGCACTCTCCAATCTGGGGGCTCAGGCGCTCTCAAGGAGCCAGGCGAGCGCCTTCTCCACCGACTCCCTGGAGAAAATGCGCTCCCAGCAGATGGTGATGGGCGGAGGCCCTGAATCCTACCAGGTAAAGCTGATAGACGAGAAGCTTAATGCCCGCCTGGACCAGAAGCTTGCAAAGATTGCTACCGAGGCAATGGCCTCCAGGATTGGCGGTTTCCTCCGGAGCGACCTCATGACCGGCGATAGCGGAGGCAACCATGCCGTGCAGGCGCTCCGAGGCTACAGACCCCAGGAATCCGTCTTCGACGATGGGGCTACGGGCGCCATGCGGGACTTTCTCGGCAAGCTCCAGGCGGCAGGGGAAATGGCGGATCGCATCAAGGCGCCGCTCCAGCGCGACCTCATGACGGGGGGCGATAGCGGAGACGACCAGGCCGTGCAGGCATTTGCCGGGACAATCGCACGGTTTGCCGCCGACATCATTCGCGGCGATAACGAGCTTGCCCAGCGGATCGCCGACATCGAGCACAAGGTTGAAAACAACGTGACCCTCAACATCCGCGTCGATCAGAGCGGGCGCGTCACGACCGAGACCGGCGATCTCAACACCAAGGCGACGGTGAACGTCAAGCGGGGTGAATTCTAATGGCGGCCACATCCGACATCTATGCTGCGTGGCTCGACGGCTTTGAGCTGGAGATCGAGACTATTGACGATACGTTCTCCAAGGCTATCGCGCGCTATGAATTCCCCTACAAGGACGGCGCCCTCCTGGAGGACATGGGGCAGACCGCCAGAGAGGTGCGCATTCGGTGCTATTTCTGGGACGCGGAAGGCCACCAGACCTATGAGCAGCACGCGGAATTTTTAAAGCATCTGGAGACGAAGGAGCTGTTCGAACTGGTCCATCCGCAGTACGGCCCAATGCAGGGCTGCGTCGAATCGGTGTCCGTCCGCCATGACGACAGGATACGCACTGCCGAAGTAGACATCTCCTTTGTCGAGAATATGCGCGGAGAGCTCCAGGTAAAAAGCGCCCCCTATACGGACGTGCAGGCCGGAGTCGAAAGGTCTTTCCTCGATGCCGTCTCCGACGCTATTAGCTCCATCCAGGCGGAAATCCGGTCGATCCTGGGCGTGGACGGCCTCGGCGTCATTACAGCCGCGATAGACCAGACCATCGAAATTATCGGTCAGATCACCGGGATCGGCATGACGGCCCGAGGATTCGTGTCCACCCTCGTTGGAGGGATCAACAGCCTTGCGGCGCAGTTTGCAAGCATCGACAACCTATCAACCTCCATTATCGGCGTCACAAGCTTCGGAGACGATCTTTGCGGGATCACGGCCCTGACGACGGCAAAAGCCTGCGAGCGGACGGCTCTAAACTCCGGGACGCTCAAGGAATCGTCCCCTGTCCAATATATCGAAACGCTCGCTACAAGCCTGGAGGCGCTCTCCGATTACTCCGGCCTGGTGAGCGGCGCTTCTTCCTCCGAACAGATACGGGCTGCAACCGTTGTGCTGCCGAAGATAACCAAAATGGTGGCTGCAGCCTATCTTTGTCTGGAACTGGCCGCAATCTACCAGGCGGACGACGCGGCGTGGAAGGCGCAGAAACGCAAGGAGCGCGTGAGCGCGTGGGACTGGCAAGGGAGCTACACCCCTCAGGAATCCGTATCCCTCATGACGGTTAATGACCTGGAGCAGACCCTCCAGACGGCCCGCGAGGCGGTCCAGGACGCAATCGACTTTGCGCGCTCAAACGATGTGACGCCAAGCAAGGGCTCCTACTCTGAGATCGATCTCTCAAGCGCCCTATCCGGGCTCAAGAGCGCGGCGCTCAAGCTGTTGCAGCACGTCAACACCGTGAAGCTGGAGCGGGAGAAGCTCGTCACGGTGGAGCTCGATGGCGCGATCCCGCTGCACCTGGTGTGTCTCAAATACGGCCTCCCCTACAATACGGCCGATCGCATCCATGCCGTCAACCAGGTCCGGAATCCCAACCGGGTGCGGGGGGAGGTTGCCATCTATGCGCGCTGATTGGGTGACGCTCATTGTGAACGGACAAAAGATCGAGAACTTCCTCTCGTACAAGATCGAGGCGGACATCTATACCGCAGACGACGCCTGGTCGCTGGAGTTGGCGCAGCCGGAGGCGGAGATCATCGCCGGGCAGCAATGTCAGCTCTATGTGAATGACGAGCTGCACCTGACCGGGCTCGTGGATAAGGTGCAGAAGAGCTATGACAAGCGAGGCGTCAGACTCAGCGTCGAGGGGCGCGATCTCATGGGGCTCCTGGTGGATTCCTATGTGGAGCAGTTCACCACGGTTGAGGGGAAAAAACTCTCCGAGCTGGCCGAAATGCTCCTCAAGAACGTGCCCTACATAAACCGCCAGGCTGTCGCCTACCAGGAAGATGTGGTGGGATCGCTGAAGCAGAAGAAAACGACAAAGAAGGTGATAGAAGAAGACACGGAGGACAGCTTCATCGAGCTCATCGACACGCCGCAGAAGCTCAGCCAGATTGAACCGGGCATGACGATCTTTGAAGTACTCCGGACCTACAGCCTGTCGCGGGGGCTCATGTTCTTCGCCATGCCGGACGGGACGTTTGTGTTCGGCAGGCCAAAGGCGAGCGGAGAGCCGCGCTATCATCTCACCTGCAGGAAGCGAGATCCGGTCAACAACAACGTGCTCTCCGGAGAGCGCCTGGTGGACCTCTCCCAGCGCTATTCCAAGGTGACGGTCATCGGGCAGGCGCAGGGCCTGGACGAAGACGGCGATGACGCGACCAAGGTCAGGACCAAGGCAGTCCGGGAGGACCCGGATTTTCCCTTCTACAAGCCGTACGTGACCACGAATAACAACGACGCGCAGAGCCCGGCCCAGCATGCCAGGATGGTCATGGAGAAGCAGAAGCATGAGGGCTTCCAGCTCAAGTACCGCGTGCCCGGGCACAGTCAAAATGGCGACATCTGGAACATCAACGAGCTGTGCCAGGTGCAAGACGAGGTGTTGGGCGAAGACGCCGTCTACCTTATTTACGGCCGTACATTCGAGATGGACAAGGGCGGCGTCTACACGGACCTGACGCTCGGGAAGCCCGGCATAGTGGCTTAAGGAGGATAGAGTGGGAGTAATCCGAGGCATCATAGAGAGCGTGACGCAGGGAGTGATCCAGCGATTTTCGGCAAGCGGCCGCTCTGGGGAAAGCTTTACGAATCGCGAGCTCTTTCAGCACTACGGATTCACAAGCCGGCCGCTCTCGGGCTCAGAAGTCATCATCCTGAATGAAGGTAATCACATCGTTGCCATTGCAACGGATGACCGGCGCTATCGGATTTTCCTAGAAGCCGGGGAGGTAGCCCTCTACACCGATGAAGGGGATTATATCCACTTCAGGCGGAATAGAGAGATCCATGTAAAGGGCGGGGAAAAGGTGCGTATTGAGACTCCAAGGCTTGAAATTATCGGTCCTGACGATGATCCCTGCGATGTCAGCATCAAGGCAAATATCTCGGTGGAAGGCAATATCCATGTCGAGGGCGGCGTGGATGCAACCGGCTCCATCATCGACGGCGGCGGCAACACGAACCATCATACCCATTAAAGGGCGGCTATGGCTGTTGATTTCGCGATTGAAATAAGCGGGTCTGAAGGCAAGATGACGTTTGTAAAGACCGCAACCATCATGAACAACGTCTATCTCAGCCTAATGGTGGAGCGCGGTTCGTTTTTCCAGAATCCGGACTTCGGCTCCAGGCTGCATCTTTTGAAGCGCTCCAAGAATACGGAAAAGACGGCGGCCCTGGCTAGAGCCTACTGCCGCGAAGCCTTGCAATGGCTCAAAGATATCGGGAGAGCAACGGATATGGAGATCGCGACCGAAATAGACAAGACGCAAGACCCCTGCAGGTTGAAGATATTGGTGGAAGTAACGGAAGCATCCGGACAGAAGGTGTCTTTCACGCTCTTTAAGGAGGTCGTATAGTGGCGGCTAGTCCCTTCCAGAAATCTTTCGATGAGATCCTGGACGATATCCTGACCGACTTTCGAAACATCTTCCCGGATGTGGATGTTGCGGTCGGGAGCCTCGCCTACATGAAGGCGGCCGGCTACGCATCGGCGCTCTGGGGGCTCTACCGCTATCAGGATTGGATCTCCAAGCAGATATTCCCTGACAGCGCGGACACGGAGTATCTGGAGCGCCACGCCTGGGTGCGCGGACTAAGCAGGGTGACCGGCGAATCCGACAGGGAGCTCGCCGCCAGGCTGCTGGAGTATATCCGACGTCCTCCGGCAGGCGGCAACAAGTACGACTACGTGAAATGGGCGCTGGAGATCGACAACGTCGCTTCGGCCTATTCCATCCCGATGGGGCAGGGCCTCGGGACGGTGGACGTCGTGATCCTCTCCGACGCCGAGACGACCGGATCGGAGATCCCCGACGCCGACCTGCTGACGACAGTGCGCGACCATATTGTGGATGTCTGCCCGACTGCCGTCAAATACGTGCGCGTGCTCGCACCAGCCACTATCACGCAGGACATTGCCATGACGGTGACGGGATCTGCAGCCAACACGGAGCGGATCGCGGCGGACGTCGCGGCCTACGTTGCCTCCCTCACTCCGGGGCAGGACCTCTACCGCGCGCGGCTGATCAATATCGCCGTCGCCAATGGGGCCGAGGACGTTGACCTGACGGAGCCCGCGGCCAACGTGGCGGCAACCGATTACCAACTGATACGGCCGGGGGTGGTAAGTGTCGAATAATAAGGACGTGCTGCGGCTGCTGTTCCCCCTGGGGCTCGGAGGGGCGCTCGAAGACGACCTGGCGGTGGACGGCCGGAGTCTCGACGCCGCAGAGGCGCGCGCCGAGGATATCCTCGAGGAGATGTTCGCCGACCGGACCTATGAGCTCCTGGAGGCATGGGAGCGCGTATGCGGACTCTCCCCATCGAATGATGCTCCGCTTCAATCGCGCATCAGCGGCGTGGTACGCAAGCTCCGGGACCTCGGAGACATCAAGCGGCCCTACCTGATTTCCCTGGCCGCCGACCTCGGCTACGCGATCACCATAGAGGACTACACGCCCTTTATGGCCGGGTGGAACCGGGCAGGGGATGAGATCTACATTGCGGACGCAATCTACATCTGGCGGGTAACGCTGCTCGATTTTCCGGCCTACTACTTCCGCGCCGGAGCGTCTGCCGCAGGGGAGCGGCTCTGCTGGTGGGTGGAAGGCGGAGAAGAATTAGAGACCAAACTGAACGATATCAAGCCGGCAGAGGTTTATCTCCATTTCGTTAATCCGGAGACATAAGGGGAAATAATGGCAAAGACCGTTTTTGTAGACGGCGATCCGTCGCAGGGAATTTTGGGAACCAGGGTGCTTGCCGCATGGCTCAATGCTATTCAAAACCACAGGCATTCGGGGCTCGATGCGGACGGCTCCGCCCCCATCGACTACGCGGAGGATACAGGGGCTGCGAACGCCTACGCCATTGCCCTGTCGCCTGCGCTCGGCGCTAACGTCGAGGGACTGCCTATCCTGTTCAAGGCGTCGCACACCAACACCGGAGCCAGCACCTTGAGCATTAACGGCATGGACCCGCTCCCAATTAAATCCCGTAGCGGGATGGATTTGTCGGAGGGCGCCCTCAGGACTGGTCAGATCGTGGCGGTGGTCTATAACGGGAGCTGCTACCAATCGCTGATAGAGACCGCCCAAATTGAGACCATCGAATTGGATACGACCCTCCACGTCGCAACCACGGGATCAGACGAAACCGGAGACGGTTCGGAATTGGCTCCCTGGGCTACCGTGAAGCACGCCGTGGATTACCTTCAAGATACATGGATACCTGGAAACGTCACGGTAACAATTGAATTGGATGACGGGACCTATACCGTGACTGATGACAGGATTGTTGTAGACCATCCTAACGGCGCACGAATCCAGATTAAAGGGAAAAATACCTACAGTAAAGTAATGTCTAGCGTCGTGTCCCGCACCGGCGAAACTTACACCTTGCAATTGAATGATGTGAGCCAGGTGGAAGTAGGCGACTTTTGCATAGTACGAGACGCATCGGGCGGGTCATATCCACAGGCTATTTTAGGCTTTCATAGAGTTGAAACTGTTGACGTTCCAAACAATCGAATATCGGTTATAGCCAATGGAGCGACTACTCATCCGGCTAGTGGGGCTGTAACCGCTTCAATGACTATTCTCAAGACTAGAATTATTTTTAATCCTGTAACCGATCCGACCAGTGCCAAACTATTTTCGGCTGTTAACGGGTCTACTATCGGACTAATCGATAAGATCGGAATCGATGGCAATGGAAGAAGCGGCATATATGCAACCGATGGGTCGCACATAAATTGCGGGCACAATGTAGGAGTCAGAACGCTCGATTTCGGTTTCGAGGCGTATGGCGGCGGGTCTATTACCGCTGATTATTGTGCGGCATCATTTTGTCAAGTGGGATATTACGCCAATGCCGGGGGGTCTATAACCTGCAATTATGCTATCGCTCAAGGCTGCTACGGCGCAGGAGATGCCGGTTTTTGGGCTAAAACCGGTTCGATCCGCTGCAGCAACGCGATAGCTGTGAATTGCTATTACGGGTTCATAGCGCGTGACGGTGGGAGTATTTCCCCAACCTATATTGGGTCGGGAGCTTTGACGAGCAGATATGGCGAATACGGTTATGCCGCGATTCATGGCGGTATAATAGCCGCCGACGTTGGCGGGATAGCTTCGCATAATAATATAGCGTCCCTGTACTGTACCAACAACGGCACTTTGATCTTTCCAACAGGAACCGTATCGAATAGTTCAACAGGGGCGTTAGCATCCGAATTGGGATATATTCAAGCCGTAGGGACTACTATAAGCAGTACAACCACTCCTTATTCTCCCGCAGCTAACACACTCGGAAACGAAAACGGATATATAAATACTTAACTGAGGTTTCGATATGCTTATTGTAATTAAAGATAATTTTGTTCTAGCTACCCATAGGGATGAGTATGAGCAGGAAATAACGCTGGACACATATCCGAACGCCGATGAGATTCTTTTCGTCCCCGATTCCTATAGGCACTCGGACGGAAGCAAGATTTTACCGGGCGATCTTGATCTGCGTCTACCGTCACGCGACCCGAAGCTATTCCCGCAGGACGCAAAGCGCCGGGCGCTTACGGCAGACGATTTGGCCTGGGGCGAGGAGATGCTCAAACGTTACCAAGGGCGTTTGTACAGCCGTCCTATTACAGCCTCCGACAATGATTTGACGAAAACGAAGCTTAAAAAAGTTTTGGAATTGAAACAAGAAATGCGTATTCCGCTTTCTTGGGAGATTGGCGACACAGGCGATAACGTAGCAGATGCAGTTAGAACTATTGTAATGGCTCGATGCATTGAAAATGGAAGCGTGACTGATTCCTCGGTTATCGCAAGATTCGACGCATACTGTAACAGTCTTTTAACGGCTTACGGCGGGGCCGAGGACAATATGAGCGTGTTGGAGCTTGCCGGGGCAAGGCTGCTTGCTCATTTGGGTGAAAGATATTATCCCGCCAAGAGTCAAGTTGAAGCGGCGCAAACAATTGAAGAAGTTGAAGCGGTAAACCTGCCGTCACTGGAATAAGTCCCTGAGTGGAGCATAACCAATGGCAACCAGATCGAGCAGTGCAAACGGACTCGCCTCCGACCCGGCCGTCTGGGGCGGCGCGGTCCCGGTGGAAGGCGATAAGGTCAACATCTCCCACGAGGTGACCCTCGACGGCCCCTATGTCTGGGGAGACGACAGCGCGACCGCGATCAACATCAATTCGGGAGGGACGCTCAAGGCGTCGAGGTCCGCATCCTCCACGCTTACCTGCAAGGGGATGCTTGTTGTCAACTCGGGCGGGAGCCTCGACTACGGCAAGGAGGCGGACCCCATCCCCGACGGCGTCACCGCCAAGATCCGGCTCAACTACTCGGAAGTCATGGCCTCCATGAAATACTGGCTGGAGCTAAAGGACAATGCGGGAATCTGGACCTTCGGCGCCCCCAAGACCGTCAACACGACGCTCGCAGCCGAAGCCCTTGCCGGAGCCGCGGCGATCCAGGTCGCGGACGCCTCCGGCTGGAAGGCGGGGGACCGCATCGCGCTCGCCTCCACCGCCCCCACGCATACGCAGGCCGAGGACCGCATTGTCCAGAGCATCGACGGCTCGACGGCGGCGCTCACCGTGCCGCTCGCCTACACCCATGCGCCGGGCGGCTACATTGGAAACCTCACCCACAACGTGGTGATCGAGTCCTACAATCCCGGCTATCCCTCCGCCGTGAACGGCTACTACAACAACCTCCAGGGGGAGTGGACGCGCGAGCACCGGTATACCGAGTTTGCAAACGGAGGGGCGAATGGCTCCATCTCCACCTACGGCGTTTTCTCCATCTGGTGCGGGACATCGGCGTCCGCCCGGACCAGGAGCGTCTACAAGAAAATCGCCAACTGCTCCTTCCGCAACATCGAGGGCGGGTACGGTCTTCTTCATACCGGAAACGTCAAGGAGCGGATACAGATCGAGGATTGCGCCTTCTACGGAACGGTTGGCAGCAACGCCATCGGGGAGTTCCAGGGGGCAACGGTCGATTTTAGCCGGTGCGTCGTGTACCGCTCGCAATTAAACGGCATTGCGTCCTCCTACTCCCAGGGCGGACAAAACTGCCGCCACTATGACTGCGTCTTCTCCGGGGGCAACGGCTCGGGCTTTGCCTGCACCTGCGCGATCAACCCGGAGTTTCACCGCTGCAAGTTCCTGTCATCGGTCCGGTTCGCCAACGTCAGCGCCGGGGCCGAGGCGCTCTTCAAGGACTGCGCCCTCGGAGTAGGCCCAGGGGCGCAGGGCTTCTCCGGAACGTCTCTGATACAGATATCGAGCAGCGCCCTCAACTCCCTCCGCCTGGTCGACTGCGACGTGGTGGACGGCATGCCGATAGTTCTCGCCTCCGAGATGGCGCTCGCCAATACGGCCCTAAAGATCGTGTTCGCCAACAAGAACGGCGATCCCCTGCTCCAGGAAACCTACACCCCGACCGGCAACATCCTGCGGGGGAACTTTGAATTCCGGACCGCCGCCCCCTCGGTGCGCATGGAGCCGCTCTCGAGCTCCGACCCGCTCTCCTTCGATATGTACGTGTTCGCCCCCAACGACAGCCCGGTGGTCGTTTCCGGCTACATCCGGAAAAACGCCGCCTACGGGGCATCCAATCTCCCCTATGTCACGCTCTCGGGGCTAGGCGTTGCGCCGGACTCCTTTCAAATTGCAGACATCGACGACCAGTGGCAGCAGTTCAAGGTGCAGGCGACCCAAACCACCGGAACGGACGGGATGCTCACCCTCACCTTCACCGTGCAGTCGGGCGGAGCGGGGGCTACGGTGTGGATAGACGACGTTACGGCGCCGGCGGCAAGCGCGGTGAACGCCGGGGAATTCAGCTTCTGGGCCAACGCCCTCCCCGTGCAGTCGATCCTGGCCAATTTCGTCTCGGCTGCGGATGTGTGGAACATGCAGGCCGACCAGCTCACCCTTCTCGGCAGCATCGGCCAAAGACTGGCCGATAATGTGGACGCGGCCGTGAGCTCAAGGCTTGCGGCAAGTGCTTACACGGCCCCGGACAACGCCTGCGTGGCGGAAGCCTTGAGCGAGGCCGCAAAGGCCCGTAAAGCCCTCACCAACCGGGCCGTCGTATCCAGCGACCGAAGGACCGTTACCATCTATGATGACGACGCCGAAACGCCGCTTTTCCAGTTCGACGTCTCCGCAGACAAACTGTCGCGGACCCCGACATAAGGAGACGAGAGCTATGGGCATATTCCCCGACTGGCTGGAGACAGGCGGAAGCCCGGTCATCCTGGACCGCCTCGACGTGGCGCTCGAAGACGAAGAGCTATTGGTTGCTCTCGAGAGCGATGCGCTCACCATTACAGTGGAGAACAGCAATGCCTGACAAAGATGAAATCATCTCGGAATTGGAGCGCAGGATAAGGACGTGCGAACAGCATAGGGCTGAAGCCTATAGAAAGCGACAATGGTCTGAACGATCACGATGGGACGGCGTCATAACCGGATATCAATCCTGTATTGATCTCTTGCGCTCCAAGCCAATAGTGGGAGATGAGTCCTAATGGCGGCAGCTAAAATCAACATTGCGCGCTTCAAGGGAGACACCTACCAGGTGGTCCTGAACATCAAGAACCCAGACCGCACCCCCTTCGACCTCACCGGCCGCTCCTTCACCCTCTCGGTGATCGCCGGGCGCGACAAGGGCTCAACGAGCTACCTGCTCCAGTCCACCGGAGCCCCCATCGGAGACCCATCGGAAGGCGTTCTCGGCTTCCCGCTCACGGCCGACCAGGTCGCCCACGTCGGCTCCTATGAATACGATGTTGAAATGGTTGATACGGACGGCACGGTTAAAACGATTGCGCACGGCGCCTGGCTCTTCATCCAGGACGTAACGCAGTAGATTGGGAGGTATAAGTGGATAAAATCGTTAGGGCTGAGGCGGATGTCAACACATTGCTCAACGTGTGTGCTGAGGCTGTGGACGCAGGCAGCCGCTTGCCGGGCAAGAGCTACGAAGAGGGTGTACAGGCAGGTATTTTGTGGTTGTTAGGGTACTCCAATAATCATCCATTGGATGAATGCGCATAGAGGAGCAGGCGGGGAGACTGACCCCTCCCCACCGACCCGCAGTGCCACCTGCGGATCACAGGCTGAACCTGCTGCTCCCACCCCCGGCCGAGGGTAAAGCGGAGAGTAGCAGGATGGCCGCTGGCTGTAAAGAGAGGAAGTGGAAATATGAATAGTCCCTTATGTTACCTCGGGGGCAAATCCAGACTCGCTAAATCCATAGTGGCGTTAATCCCTAACGACCACCAGGTCTACGGAGAGGTGTTTGCCGGCGGCGCCTGGGTATTTTTCGCTAAACCGGAATCCAAATGCGAGTCCATAAACGATCTCAATAGTGACCTGGTCACCTTCTACCGCGTACTCCAAAACCACTTGGAAGAGTTCTGTAGGCAGTTCAAATGGCTGCTCGCATCTCGAGAGTGGTGGCATGACTGGAACCGGCAGCTCATAGCCGGAGGGTTGACCGACATCCAACGGGCCGCCCGCTACTATTATGTGCAGCGCCACTGCTTCAGCGGAAAGATAGTCGGACGCACCTTCGGCGTATCCCCAGAGCGCGGCCCCCGCATCAATTTGCTGCGCCTTGAGGAAGAGCTTTCCGCGGTGCACCTGCGCCTGACCCGAGTGTTAATCGAAAACCTTACCTGGGAGGATTATCTCTCACGCTACGACAAGACCCACACCTTCTTCTACCTCGATCCGCCGTACTGGGGATTTGAAAACCTCTACGGCAAGGGCATGTTCAGCAGAGATGACTTCCACCGCCTGGCGGAGCACTTTGGTGGGCTCAAGGGTAGATTCATCATGAGTATCAATGATGTGCCCGAGATAAGGCAGATATTCAAGCAGTTCAGCATTAAGCAGGTGCAGACGACCTATTGCACCCGCAAGATCAGCCAGGCCGCAACCGAATTGCTGGTTATGAACTACTGAGAAGCTCAAGAGGAGGAAGTAAAAGAGTAAAATAATAGAGCTCGCTATTCATTAAAACAAACCTAATATAACCAACCAAAAACCGCTCCATGCAGGACAGGAGCGGTTTGCCCTTTTATTGCAGCCACTTAAATATTATCATGCAAATGCAATCTTTTATCATTTGAACGCAATTTTTGTATCATGCCTCGCGCAATTTACTTACGGACTATGGCTTATTGCTAAGTCCATCTAATCAACTTATCTTTTTACTAAAGAGGTGCCGCTGTGCGAATGCCGTAGGGACCTTCAAGTCAGTCGACGAAGTGGCAGCTTCCGGACAGACCTAGAGGGTTAACTGGATTCCAAAGGATACCTCTTTACAGAGCCGGCAAAGAGAGCAAAAACCGTTTTGTTACTCTGCCGGCTTTCCTCTTTTTGTGCCTTGCTGAAAATGTTTATCACCTCCTTTCCGAACCGCGAGGCTTTAAATTAAATGCCACCCGAAGTTTAGCGGAAAAAGAAGCCCGCTTGTGCGTTGTTGGAGAATGTTCCGCCTGAATCTGGAACAGGATTCGAGAAATCTTCTCAAGAGTGCGAGAGACCCTCGATTTCTACTACTGCTCCGAGCACCTCCGCAAGAAAACGGCGGAACAGTACAGAAAGAGAAGCGTTGGAGCCCGTGAGTGGGTGGACGCCGCTCTTATACGGCTTTTCAAAAACCAAATCCGACACGTTCTTGCCGGACTCAAGCGCATGAAGCATTCTTAAGGGGCAGCCACAAAGTGACTGCGCCCTTTACTGCTACTTCATCTGCAACAAAGAGCGCGTCGATTATAGAGATGCAAGAAGAGGTGGCTATCACACCGGCTGCGGAGCTATAGAGAGCGCCAACAAGTTCATCGCATATTTGCGCCTCAAGCGATCCGGGGTTTTGTGGTATCCAACTCATGTCAACCATATCCTTAAACTCAAATGTACCGAGGCCAACGGCATATATGACTGTGTGATCGAGCTTTGCAAGATGCGGGACAGGGTATGCACTCTCGCATCCAACTTCAAGACAACAGAGACCGAATCACACTTTGTGGTCTGGAAAACCCGCAGCTACAGCATGCTCGCAATGCTCACGGTCCGGTCCCCGAGCATATTCGTGTAGCTGCCAAGCTCATTGTCGTACCAGCCGTAAATGACGGCTTGTGTGACGGGTACGGCAAGGACCTTTTCCTGCAAGGAGGAGAGGACTCCCACCGAGGCGCCGGCTGCGGTTCCCGCCGCAGTCCTGCTCATGGAAACGGCTCCCTCGCCCGGCATTGCCATCGGCATGGCGGCTAAAACCCGTTCGAGATCCAATCGCACCGCCGCAGTGCGGGTATGGGTTTCATGGCCTTCGATTATCGTAGCGGCCCTCGGCATTCCGATAATATCCGAGGAGACATTCTGATTTTCAGTATAAAGAAGGTAGTTGTTCGGATAGAGATCCATCGCCTTCTTGTATATCCCGTTTATTTGCTCGCGCTTGACCGGGGCTTTCATGCTTTCGTCCTGAATGAGGACCATCAGGATAATCAAGGAGCCGGTGGTGGTCGGCACGCGAACGGATTCGGCAATGAACCCGATGTTCTTCATCTCCGGAATGACGAGACCCAGCGCCTTCGCAGCCCCGGTTGTCGTGAGGATGATGTTGTTGAAAATAGAGCGGTTTTTCCTCAAGTCCGTCGCTTTGGTTTTGGGGGCGCGGTCCAGCACCTGCTGGGAGCTTGTGGCCGCGTGCACCGTCGTCATGGATGCGGATAGAATCCGCTCCGGCCCAAAGTAATCCAGCAGAGGCTTTATCATGAAAGCCAGGCAAGTGGTGGTGCAGGAAGCATTGGATACGAAGGTGTGCTTCCTGGGGTCGTAGTCCGCATCGTTGATGCCCATTACCGTCGTTACGGCGTCGAGGGGCATTTCCTTGCTTTTGTCTTTGATTTTGAAAGGCGCGGACACAATGACCTTTTTAGCCCCTGAAACCAGATGCCCCCGAAGAGCCCCCTTGGAGTCGTCTTCCGAAACCGTAGGATCAAGAAACGCCCCTGTCGCATCCACCACAAGCCCGACGCCCTGGCCCTTCCAGTCGATTTGGGCGGGATTGCGGCTCTTGCGGAGAAAAGTCGTTTTTATCCCGTTGATCCGCATAGACCCGGCCGCTTCATCCATCTCCTCTATGACCCTCGATGCTCTGCACCCATACAGGTAGTGGTGCAGGGAACCGTAAGTGGAATCGTTTTCAATGAAGTGAGCGATGTCTTCCAACGAAGTGCCGACATCGCGACCGATGTTGACCACCAATTCGGAGAAATACCGCCGTTCCGCATGGTGCCATATAGTGAGCTTGGCGATTCTCCCCAGTCCGTTGAGTCCCAACTTCATGGGCGTCGTTTGCTCCCGCTCAGCCAT